CTCCGCGTTTGAGGCGTTCGCTGACCCGGCCGACAAGGGCAAATTCGACTCGATCATGACCGACCCGGCGCTGGCATACCGCATCCTGGCCAAGATCGGCCCCGAGCTGCGCGAGGCTGGCGGCATTCCAGCGACTGCAACCGGTGGCGGCCAGGTGGACATGACCGCGCTGTTAACCAGCGAGGCGGCCGGCAACCCGCGCCATCCTGACCACAAGGCCACGCGCGCCAAGATCGACTCCTACTACAACCAGAAATACGGCACTGCGCCCGTTACCTGATCTCTCCTGGTGGGTCGGGCGTTGGAGCCCGTTGGCCGGTGGCGTCACAACCACCGGCCTTTTTATTTCCGGGAACCCGAACGCCACTCAGCCGGACACTGCCCAGCGAATCGGCCCGGAGCGGCACCCGGACAACCAGCAAAGCCAGTGCACAGCGATACGCCAAGGCTGTGGACTTCTGAGGGCCAGCGAGTGCGCTGACAACCCGCAAGACCGGCGTGTGTTCTGACTGAAAGGGTCGCAATGAACACCACCATCACCGCTGCGTTCGCGCAGCAGTTCCACGACGGCTTTGTCGCCGCCAACGAACAGAAAGAGTCTCGCTTCGAGTCCAAGATCATCAATCGCGGCTCCATCGTCGGTTCGAGCTTCACGGCCAACGACATGGGCACGATCGAAATGAATTCCGTGACCAACCGCTACGGTGACACGGAATGGTCGATCCCCGATGTGGGCGTGCGCCAGGCGCTGATGTCCGACTACGATCTGGCTGTGCCGGTCGATCAGTTCGACCTGCCCAAGCTGATCGCCAACCCGCAGGGCGACTACCTGCAGCGCTGCCTGGCTGCCGTCCAACGCAAGAAGGACGCCGTCATCTACGCCGCGCTCAAGGGCTCGGCACTGCGCAAGACGGACGAGTCTGGCTCGTTCTCCGGCCAAGCCCTGCCCTCGGGCCAGGTGATCGCAGCCGGTGGCACTGGCATGACCAAGGCCAAGATCATCCAGACGAAGAAGATCTTCCGCACCAACGAGGCCGACGAGCACAACGGCGAAGAACTCTACTTCGCCTATGACGCCGGCATGCTGGAGGACATCTTGTCCGACACCACGCTGACCAGCGCCGACTTCATGGCGGTCAAGATGCTGCAAGACGGCAACATCACTGGCAAGTGGATGGGCTTCAACTGGGTGCCCTACGAGCTGCTGACCGGCACCTCGACCAAGACCGCCGTGGCCTGGGCCAAGTCTGGCTGCCACGCCGGCTACGCCATGCAGGGCATGGTGGACATCGGCCCGCGCCGTGACAAGCGCAACCTGATCCAGATCTATGTGCCCTTGTCCATCGGCTCTGTCCGTGTGAACGAGTACAAGGTCGTCACCATCGACTACGTCGTGTAAGGAGCGAACGAAATGGCAGAAGTCAAAAGCACTCAGACCACGGCCATCGCGGCCGGCTACAAGGTCTTGCCCTCGGCTGACGGTGGTCGCAAACGCCACTTTTATGCCGAGTACCTGAACGGCGCCAGCACCCTGGCCATCGCGGACACGATCTACCTGGGCGACTTGCCCAAGGGCGCTCGCATCTGCAAGGACTGGGTCGTGTCGTTCTCGGCCGGCACCGCATCGTGCACGATCGACGTGGGCTTCCGCAGCAAGGCGACCGGCACCGTGATCGACGTGGACGGTATTGCCGCCCTCGTTGCCGTCACGACCGCCGGCCAGTCCGGGCTGAACAACGGCTCGTCGCTGACCGCTGGCCTGTCGTATGTCACGACCGAGGTGGTCGAGGTGTACGCCACGGTTCGCGCTGCTGTGTTCGCAGCAAACCAAAAGCTCATCGTCGAAGGCAGCTACGTCCAAGACTGACGCGCTCGGCGTCTGAGGCAGGCCGGGAGCGTTCGCGCGCTCTCGGCTTTTTTCATGAAAGCAGCACATGGCAACCTCCGTCAGCATTTGCAGCAACGCACTTCTGAGGCTCGGCGCGCAGACCATCGCCAGCCTGTCGGAGTCCAACGACCGGGCGCGGCTTGCTGCCAACCTGTACGAGACGGTGCGCGACTCCACGCTGCGCAGCCACCCCTGGAACTGCGCCGTCAAGCGCGTGGTGCTGGCGCCTGACACCGACGTGCCGGCGTTCGACTTCGCCGCGCAGTTCACCCTCCCGAGCGATTGGCTGAAAACCCTGCAGGTCGGCCAGGACGGTTTCGAGGTGGACTACCGCACCGAAAGCGGCAAGATCATGGCAAGCGGCACCAGCCTTGCCCTGCGCTACATCTGGCGCAACACGGTCGAGAACACCTGGGACGCCATGCTGATCGAGGCAATGGAACTGGCGATGTCCGCGGCGATGGCCTACGGCATCACGAAATCCGCCAGCATGGTCGAGGCGGCAGAGGGCAAGCTGCAGCAGTTCATGAAGCGGTGCCGCTCGACTGATGGCCAGGACGATCCGCCCGACACGCTGGGCGACTTCCCGCTGATGCAGGCGCGTTTCGGCGGGGCATTCCGCTACGGGCCGGGGCGCTGACCAATGCCGCGCGTAACGACTTTGCAGACAAACTGCACGGCTGGCGAGATCAGCCCGCAGTTGTATGGCCGCACGGACGTGGCGCGGTATCAGAATGGCGTCAAGCGCATGCGCAACACCGTGCCGCAGATTTATGGCGGCGCCAAGCGCCGGCCCGGCACCATCTTTGTGCGCGAGGTGAAGGACAGCGCCGACCGCACCCGGCTGATTCCCTTCGTGCTGAACGCGACAACCGCCTACATCATCGAGGCCGGCGACTCCTACTTGCGCTTCTACAAAGACGGCGCGATCCTGGGCGCTCCCTACGAGGTGTCCACGCCCTATACATCGGCGACCATCTTCGACGTGGACTACACCCACGGCGAGGACACCATGTTCATGTTTGCCGAGGCTGTGGCGCCCTACAAGCTCGTGCGGGTGGCCGATACCTCGTGGACGCTGGGGGCGGCATCCTTCGTCAACACGCCATTCGAGGAGCCCGGCAGTTACCCGGCGTCCACCATGACCGCATCGGCCAAAACGCCGACCGGCGGGGCCGTGACCATGACGGCGGGCTCGGCGGTGTTCTCGGCTGGCGATGTTGGCTCGTCGATCAAGATCAACGGCGGCATCGTGAAGCTCACGGCCTACACCGACACCACGCACATGAACGGCATCATCAAGCAGGAACTGACCAGCACGACTGCTGCGCCAGCCGATGCCTGGAGCCTGCACGCGCCGGCCTGGTCTGTCTCGCGCGGATACCCCCGCAGTGGAACCTTGTACGAGCAGCGCCTGGTGGCCGGCGGATCGCCTACCTTCCCGCAAACCATCTGGGGCAGCGTGACCGGGGCCTATCTGGACTTCCAGCAGGGCGTGAACGACGACGACGCCTTCGCCTTCAAGATCGCCAGCGACTCGACCAACCCGATCCGGTTCCTGGCGGGTGGGACTTCGCTGATTGCGCTGACCAGCGGGGGCGAGTTCACGGTGCAGGGCGGTCTGGAGAAGCCGCTGGCGCCGACAAACGCGCAGATCAAGCCACGCCGGAACCACGGCTGCGCTGCGGTGCGTCCGGTGCGCGTGCTGGACTCGGAGATGTTCGTGCAGCGCGCCGGCAGGAAGTTGCGAGCGCTGGGCGATGTCGATGGCCTGGACAAGTGGGGCGCGCCGGATCTCTCCGTGTTGTCCGAACACCTGACCGACTCGGGCATTGTCGATATGTGCTGGCAGCAGGAGCCCGATTCGATCATCTGGCTGGTGCGCGCGGACGGGAAACTGGCGTCTGTCACCTACGACCGCGACCAAGACGTGACCGCCTGGGCGTTGCACGACCTGGGTGGGACGGTGGAGTCGATCGCATGCATCCCGACGACAACCTCCGATCAGGTGTGGATTGTCATCAAGCGCACCATCGACGGCGCGGACGTGCGCTACATCGAGCGGCTGTCCCTGGACGTGCGCAGCGACAGCGCGGTGGTGGCGGCCGGATCGTCGGCAACCGTGTGGAGCGGGCTGGATCATCTGGAGGGCGAGGATGTGGACGTGGTGGCGAATGGCTACTATGCCGGCCGGTACACCGTCGCGTCGGGCTCCATCACCCTGGACCGCGCCGCCACCTCCGTGGTCATCGGCCTGCCCTACACCAGCACCATCGAACTGCTACCGCCCGAGATTCAGACCGGCATGGGCTCGGCATCGGGCCACGCCATGAGTGTGAGCGAGGTGTCGGTGCGATTCCATGAGACGACCGGCTGCAAGGTGCAGGCATCGGGCTCGACCGCTGACGAGCTGACATTCAGGCAGACCGGCGACGACGTGCTGGATCAGGCGCCGGCACTGTTCTCGGGCATCAAGCGCATCGAGTGCGTCGGCTGGGATCGGGGTGACGCGCCGCTGATTCTCTCGCAGGATCTGCCCATGCCCTGGCATGTGCTGTCTGTCACCCGCATTCTCACGGTGAACGCAGGATGATCCGCAACGCCACCAAGGACGACGTCGGCCGGCTGGTGGAGCTGGGCCGGATGATGCACATGGAGTCGCCGCGTTTCCGGGGCTTCAAGTACCTGAGCGGCCAAGTCACCTCGATGTGCGAATACCTGATCGACAACGAGTGCGGGCTGGTGCTGGTGGCGCAGCATGCGGACGGGATCATCGGCGGGCTGATGGCGATGGCGATGCCGCACTACGCCTGTGAACTGGTGCAGGCCAGCGATCTGGCGTTCTTCGTGCATCCCGACTACCGGGGCGGCACCGCGGCGCTGCGGCTGGTGGACGGGTATCGGGCCTGGGCGCACTCGATTGGCGCGGAGCCTTCCATCGGCCTGAATACTGGCGTGCAGCCCGAGCGCACTGCCCGGCTGCTGGCGGCGCTGGGGGCCGAGCAGACCGGAACCATTTGGACATGGGGGACTCACTGATGTGCATCAGCGCAGGCATGATGATGGCGCTATCGACCGGCGTGTCGGTGGTGGGGCAGTTGGCGCAGGGGCAAGCGGCCAAGCAAGCGGCCAACGCTGAGGCGCGCAACGCCGAGAACCTGGCGGCGCAGACCCGTGACGCTGCCCAGCAGGAGGCCGCGCGCATCCGCAAGGCTGGCGACCGCACTCGAGGTGCTGCTCGAGCTCAACTTGCGGCCTCGGGCATCGACGTGAACAGCGGCACGGCCGTGACCATCGACGGCGACATTGCCACGAATTCGGAACTGGACGCCTACAACACCCTGCTGACCGGTGATCGCAAGTCCACCAGCCTGCAGGACTCGGCGGCAATTGCTCGAGCGCGCGGAAAGAATGCCGTCAGCTCGAGCCTACTGGGCAGCGTGTCGACCGGACTGCAGGGCTGGAAAGCGGTGCGGGGCGTGCAGCCGACCGGTCCGAGCAATCTGCAGCTCTCGCAGATGTACAACTACTGAGGCCGGCAGCATGGCAAGAATCCCCCTCGGCGACTTTGGTGGCGCGGTTGCCCGACCGGTGGAGCGCCCATCCGGCGACCCGTCCGCCTATGGCGCAGGCGTTGGCCAGGCGTTGCAGACGGCCGGCAGCATCGGCATGCGTCAGGCCGGGCAGGAGATTGACCAGGCCGCGGCTGAACAGAAGTCCGCCGCCGACCGAGCCCAGCGCCAAGCCGAGGCGGACGCCAAGCAGGCGGCGCGCGAACAGGCGGCCGAGGCCAAAGCAGCCGCACGCGAGGCCGCACGGGTCAAGGCCCTGACGGCGACGGCCACCATCACCAACGGCCTGAACGACCTGCACGACGAGATCCAGACCGGGATTGCCGATGGCACGGTGGACAAGGGCAAGGCGCTAGAGACGTTCCAGACCCGGGCGGCCAAGCTCCAAGCGGCTGGCATCGAGGGCGTCGATCCCGAGAATCGCCCGCTGGTGGAGGCTTCGCTGCTGGACAACGTCGGGCGCGCTCGGCGCTCAGTCTCGCAACTTGTCGCGGCCAAGGACAAGGCCGACATCATGTCGGGCGGCATGGCCTACTTCGAGGAGATGCAGCGTTTTGCGGCGCGCGGCACCAAGGAGGCCGACCAGGCGATCGCCAACGTGCGCACCTTCTGGACGACGACCGGCCCGATGGCTGGAGACAAGGATGCGACGGCACGGGTGCAGGCGTTTGCCGAAAAGGTGCGGTTCACCCAGGCCACGGCGCTGGTGAACGCCGACCCGGCTGCGGCCATGAAGGCGCTGAAAGACCCGAAGTACCTGCCCGAGCTGGACCCGGGCGCGCGCACCAACCTGATCCAGACGGCTGACGTGCGGGTGACACAGGCCAGCAACCGGGCGGCGAACGCGGCAGAGGCGGCGGCGCGCAAGATGGACACGCAATGGAAAGCCCTGTCCACCGTGTTCGACGCCGGCAAGATGCTGGAGCCCGCTGCACTGGAGGCTGCGCGCAAGCAGTTCCGAGGCACGCCATACGCCGCAGCACTGGACGCCATGATGGTGCAGGCGCCGGCGCAGTCGGCATTCGCATCGCAACCGCTGGCCGTGCAGTCTGCGGCGCTCATGCAGATGCAGGGCACCATGAACACCAAGGGCGCCACGCCTGAAAGCATCGCGCAGTACAAGAAACTGGAGACGGCGCACAACGCGGCGCTCGCCGACTACGCCAAAGACCCCTACATGGCGGCGGCAGAGCGCGGGGTGATCGTGGGCGTTGCACCGCTGTCGCTGGACATCCAGGCGCTGCCCGGCCAACTGCAGGCCCGCGCCGAGGATGCGCGCAAGGTCAGCATCGCGGCCGGCAAGGAAGTGTCGTTGTTCCGCCCGGACGAGGCCGAGAAGATCGGCAACGTGCTGCTGCAGATGCCGGCG